TTGTTATAAAAAGTGCGTAGCTCATTTGTTATAATTTATATGTTTCAAAGTTTTTAGAGAAATTTGGATTACTTTTTGAGTAATGCATTAGTGTTTCTTCTTCTATATTCGTATCAACTGCACCCTTATCTTCTACTGCTGCTGGGTTTTCACCTTCTTCATTGATATCATCCTGCACTTGCTCAGTTGTTTGTCCTGTTTCTTCTGCAGTTTCAGATAAAATTGCTAATGGAGTTAATTGTTCAAAGTATAATTCACTTTTTTCATAACCACCCAATGTTAATGCGGTATCTAAGAAGTTAATAACTAAATTTTGGAACGGATTGATTGTCATCGTTTGTAAAATAGAGTAAGCGGTTTTCATTTCCTCTGATTGAGAACTAAAACCATTCGCTTGTGTACGAATACCAAATAAAAGTGGTGAAGTTACTCTATGTCCAACCAATATTCTATCTTGCGCATATTCAGCAACGTATTTGTACTTATCGTGCAAATTATCAATGTTAATTACATCTAAAGTAGGTCTCCTATCAGCATCATCGTTAAATGATATCATAAATCTACCTGCATTACGTGTTCCTGTAAACTTCTGCTCAATCATTGATTCAATTGTTTGTCTTTCTTCAGGAGCAGGGATACCATTGTTCATATTAATCATTACCAATGGCATAAATCCATTCTCAATGTTATTTAAGTGTAAGTTTGATAACTCAGCTTCAACATAAGAGAATTGTAATGCACTCATCCAATCAGGAGTTGAATAATAATATTTTCCTGGTGAATAATTTTTAATATAAAGGATTTCTAACTTCTCATTAGATGTACCAAACGCAGGAATCTTCTTTTTACTCTTTTGTGCTCTTTGGTCCTCCCAATCAGTACAATAGTAATAGTTTTCTATCTTTGGGTTATCGTATATCTTTTCAGCACGTAAGTTTTGAACAGGAACATGGTAAAATTTAATTACTTTAGTGTGCTCATCGTTCCAATAAACCTGAAATGCTGAGTTACCATAGAGTTTCAAATCAAAAATTACTCTTTTAATTTCCTCTTGCGGTATTAACTTACTTAACAATTGCTCAAATGCAATGTTTTTTGAGTACAAACCTTTACCAAATATCAAATCAGCAATACCTTCAATACATGCAGCATTGGTTGTTGATGTTGTATAACTGTCAGTTACGTTTTGGAAAAAATCATCCGGTGTTATAATACCAACAGGTACCCAACTATATCGTGTTTTTGTATCTTCAACTACAATAGGAATCTCTTGCTGAGATAAATTTACTACTGAGAAGCTTTGTTTTTCTTTCATATTAATCTAAAATTATGTATTCGTTATCGGTTACATTACTCACATACACTTCTTCAACACCTAATTGCGATTGATACGCAGGTTTATCTATTGATTGTGATGCAAATACTGAAATGCTACCATGCCATATTGATGATGTACCATCACTTATATATGCTCTATATTGTTCACCCACAATTGCAGATGAGATAGATGCTGTCCAATTTAAGATGCTTTCATACGCATTGTATGTATATGGTCTTCCTGATGCACTGATTGAAGATGTTGTATCTTGCAATGTGTACATATCTTGCAGATACAATTTTAAGTTAGAACTACCAGTTGGTTCGGTTCTAAATGAGTAATTATTACTACCTGAGATGAAATAAGCTAGCATTATCTAATTGTTATGTTGGTTTATCTATATATCTAACAATCATATTCACAAAAATAGTGAAACAAAAAAAAGGGTAACACTTAGTGCTACCCTTAATATTTTAAGCGAAATACTGATTAAGCTGCTGCTCCACTCACTACGGTTGGTGGGTTAGTTACACCTGCAAACGGATTTGCGTATGTAGAACCTGATACGAAAGCTGCTGGATATTGTTCCATACCTGTGAAAGTAATTGAGTAACCATAAAGGTCACCTAATGCTCCACCTGTTTGAATTGTTCCACCAGTTAAATCTGCACCCTCTCTTTGTCCTACTAATAGAGTATCTCCATTCATAGTGTGAACAAATATTTGTGGGCGTCCGTATGCCATCAACTTTAATTGAGTTGTCATCTCAGCAGTAAGCTTCTTTAAGTTCAACGTTAATTCCTGATTAAAGAATGTAGTTCCGTTTTCTCTTGATGAGTTTACTGTTTCAGTATATGCGCTTGTTCCTTTAAGTTCGTAATAGTACGCAGTTAAACCTGATGGTAAGGTGCTGATTAAAGCATCCGTTGTGTCATCGGTTACATTTGCTAAAGAACCTGTGAAGTTTACAAAGTAAACACCTTGTATCCCACCTACTGATTCCTTACATACTTCATTACGTCCTGCTGATAAGTTACACGGCATAGTTGTTGAGTTTTAATTATTAGTTAATTTGACAATTGAGTAAAGGGAGATATGGTTAATCTCCCTATTACTTACTCAATTAATAGTTTTTGTGGATTACCACTTCACTTGGGATACCTGTTACGGTGTCCGCAGTATATCTCATGATAATTCTAAAGTTTTGAGAACCATCAAGGTCTTCCATATCTAACACTTTAACAACGTTTTGGTCATTCATCAAACCTGTTCCGAAGAATAAGTTAGATTTTTGAGCCGCAACAACTGCTGAAGATGCTAAACCTGGACACAATGCTAATTCAATACCATTGAAGTTCATTGGTTTTTCACCAACGTTCAATTGGTTGTTCCAACCGTTAGCTCCTTGCGCACCACCCGCTAATGCTTGTTGGTATGCTTTTGCTACGTTTGTTGGTACATAGATTAATAAATCTTCTTTACCATAGATAGTTGCAGGGATTGCATCTACTACTGCGTTTAATGCAGATATTACGTTTGAAGATGTGATAGAACCTGATACTGATGAAGTTACAGGAGCGTTTACACCACCAGCTACTACTGATGAAGATAATTCATTGTAGATACCTTGGAATTGTCCGTTAGTTGAACCGTTACCTTGCCAAATAGAAGTTTCAGTTGCTTCTGCTACCTTACCACCTACATAACTTACTAAGAAGTCAGTGAAGTTAGCAGGGATAGAATCAAATGCTGAATATCCTAATTGTAAAGCTTCCCAGCTATCAACGAACTCTTGCTTACAAAGTTCTAAGTTTACTTGCAATTCTTTAGGTTCTAAGATTCTCTCAGAAAGAGCTACGGTACCTGAAGTTGCGAAATCACATGATGCGTTATTAACGATAGAATCAACTGCAATCTTTTGGATTACTGATTTGAATTTAACGTTCGGCATGATTGTGATGTACTTGTTATCAAGCGTTCTTGCTGATAACAAAGCAGCAGCGATATATTTACCCGCAAACTCACCTGCGTAAGTAGTAGTAATAGATGGCTGTGCGAAATTTTGATTTTTTCTCATGTCAATCTTTTTTTTTGTTTGTTTAATTATTTATATAATTTTGATAAAAATTGCGATTGTGCGTTTACAATCTTCTTACCAAACTTATTTTCTTTTTGAGATTTAGCCACTGGAGATTCATCTACCGGTGCACCATCTAATTTTGGAAGTTCTTCCTCCATTTCATCTTCTTTCTTTTCATCAGAAGGTTTCATAGCTTCTTCCATCTTTTGCATTTTCTTCTCCATCTCCTCAATACGATATTGTAATTTTTCCATTACCTTACCCATATCTTCCGTTAATGGTTCTACTTCTGCATCTGCTGAATCACCTGATTCATCACCACCGATATCTTCACCTGCGATTGATTCCATATCTTCAGGTAATTTTTTTACTTCATCTTCCTTAGCACCATCTGCTAATTCAACGTTTTCTCTTTCAGTGATTTTTCCTTCAGCATCCACCATAATCTTAATTCTAACATCGTTTCCTTCGCTATCTTTTAAGATTACTTCGTGTTCGCCTGCAGGAGCTGGGGATTTAGTACCATCTTCTGATACTACTTCCGCTGGTTCACCTACATCAAAGGTAGGAGATTCTAAAATCGTTCCATCAGCTAACTTAGCGTATGTTAAAGCAACCTCATCTTTTTGTAAAGAAAGAGTTGCTATGATTTTGTTTAATACTTGCTTTGCGTTCATATTATTGTTTATTTAGTTATTTAACAAACATAAGTTTGTTTGTAGTTATTTTTTATGGTAATGTTGTGGTAGTTGTTGTACCAAACGTTGTTGTGGTTGTTGTAGTTTCAGGAGGTAACGTTGTTGTGGTTGTACCCGATGTTGTTGTCGTGGTAGTGCCATCAGTTGTAGTTGTGGTTCCTGAAGTTGTTGTAGTTGTTGTTCCAGCCGTTGTGGTTGTAGTACCCGATGTAGTCGTGGTAGTTGTTCCCGCAGTGGTTGTTGTAGTACCATCAGTTGTGGTTGTTGTAGTACCTGCAGTTGTAGTTGTAGTACCCGATGTTGTTGTGGTAGTAGTTGGTGCTGCAGTTGTAGTTGTAGTACCCGCAGTAGTAGTTGTTGTACTACATGCTGCACAATTATCATAAGGTATTCCCCATATTGCAGCTGCAAATGGTGTTTCTAATGAAGAACTTATAAATTTATAACAATTTTCTCCACTAAATATTACAGGTTGTGTTGGTGTATAAGGTCTATATACCGAACCAGATATTGGAGCGTTTGCATCTGATTTTTGTATGGTGTACACAACCGATGTGTCACAACTCTCAACATAATATCCAGGTGCTGCAGTAGTAGTTGTTGTAGTTGTAGTTGTTGTAGGTGCTCCAGTTGTTGTAGTTGTAGTAGTAGGAGATGCAGTAGTTGTTGTAGTAGTACCTTCAGTAGTAGTAGTTGTAGTTCCTGCGGTTGTGGTTGTTGTACCAGCCGTAGTAGTTGTAGTTCCTGAAGTTGTTGTTGTAGTTGTAGGTGCTGCAGTTGTAGTTGTTGTACTACAATTATTTGCAGTTTCACAAATAGTGTTTGAATTTGAATAATTGCTTATATCAACACCATAAGAAGGTCCTGTTGCAGGAGTTGTAACTAAATAAATTATACCTAAGTTATTATAATAAGTTGTGCTACCAGCAGTTAATGGTGTTGTACTTCTAACCACAAGGAAATTTGCTGAACCTGTACAAGGACAGTTCTCAAATGTTTGTGAATTATAATAGTAGAAAGTTTGTGCAGTAGTTGTTGTAGTGCTTGTACCAGTTGTAGTTGTAGTTGTTGTAGGACAAACAATTTGGAACTCACACCATTGTGAAGTTGTTGCATTGTAATAATACACACCTGAACCTGATGCTGCTATATCCCCAGTTCTACTACCTGTTGTAGGTAATGGATTAATTGGGTCTAAGTGTAATATGTTTGTTATTGATACACTACCCGTTACTCTTTGATTACCAATGAATGAATTTGAACCTGTTGTCGCATAAGACCCACTATCAAATATAGGGGATATACCCGATGTTCCTGAAGTACCATTGCTTCCATTTAAGCCGCTCGTACCTGCTAAACCATTAGTACCATTGATACCGCTAGTTCCGTTCAATCCTGAGGTTCCTGACGTACCCTGTGAACCATCTGCACCATTGATGCCGGATGTTCCTGAAGTTCCGTTAGAACCTCCAGCTCCACTAATACCCGATGTTCCATTTGAACCATTTACACCAGAAGTTCCTGATGTACCTGGTGCACCTTCTCCACCACTAATACCCGAAGTTCCACTGCTACCATTAGCACCATTCACTCCGCTTGTTCCATTTATTCCGGATGTTCCGTTTATTCCACTCGTCCCACTAACACCGCTAGTACCTGATGAACCTGATACACCTGAAGTGCCCGAAGTTCCATCTACACCATTCGTTCCGTTCGTTCCATTTATTCCGCTAGTACCATTAACACCGGATGTACCTGAAGTACCTGATGGTAATTGTGCTATGATGAATAATATATCGTGGTTGTTAGGGAATGTAAACGTTGATGATAATAAGGTAGCTGGATAACTCCAATATGTTGTGTTATCCGTTGGTGTACCTATCTGCCATCTTTGATAGTTGTTATTATCACTTTGGTCCTGCAATACGATGATTGAACCTGATGGGATATTTCCAATGAATACATCCACATTGTTACCACCCTTATCCGTATCACTAACACTAAGTACGCTTGCACTTTGTTGTGTTGCAGTATTCCATATAATGTGTCCCAATAAAGGGTCACCTGTTGTTATTGATGTTTTAGCTTGATAGTTAAAGAATGTATTTGAGATACCATCTGCACCTGAAGTACCAGAAGTTCCTGATGTACCAGTTGTACCTGATACCCCGCTAGTTCCGTTACTACCATTTAATCCTGATGTTCCATTAACACCACTCGTACCATTCACTCCATTAATTCCTGAAGTTCCATTGATACCCGATGTACCTGATACACCTGAAGTACCTGAACTGCCACCTGCTCCACTAATACCTGATGTACCATTGCTTCCGTTTACGCCCGATGTTCCATTGATACCTGATGTTCCTGCAGCTCCAGTTGCACCGGTTGCTCCATTCGTACCATTTATTCCTGATGTTCCATTAACACCTGACGTACCTGATGTACCATTAATCCCAGCTGAACCGGTGATTACCATACTATCAATTATATCCGTATTAAAATCTCTTAACAAAGCAGGGGTAATCGCTCCAATTGAGTTATCAGGGAAATTACCTTGGTTTACTGCTTCTAAT